GACAAGTAAATTTTACTACTCCTAATTATTTTGATAACAATGGGGTTGCAAAAAATATATATACTGGTTCATTACCTATAGTTTCATCTGGTTCATTTGGTGGAGCATCAGGTACTATCAAAGGTGGAGCTTTATTTTATGATAAAATTAATGCATCTTCAAACTCACAAGGTTTAGTAGGAGGAAATTATACTAATATGATTGCTCTTTTATCAAATAAAGATGATTACCAATTTAATATATTATTAACTCCAGGTTTATATGATGCTGCTGCTAATACTTCACAAATATCTTCAATTATAGCAAATACTCAAAATAGAGGAGATAACATTTTTATATTAGATCCAGTAGCTTATAACTCAACTGTATCAACAGTTGTATCTGCAGCGGCAACAAGAAATACTTCATATGCTGCAGAATATTGGCCATGGTGTCAAATTGTAGATCCAGGAACAGGAAACTTAGCTTGGGTACCAGCATCAACAGTAATTGCAGGTGTTTACGCTTACAACGATTCAGTATCTGAACCTTGGTTTGCACCAGCAGGTATAAACAGAGGTGGATTGTCTCAAGTAGTTAGAGTAGAACAAAAATTGTCTCAAGCAAGCAGAGATACTCTATACACAGGAAAAGTAAATCCAATTGCTACATTCCCTGGAACAGGTGTTGTAGTGTACGGTCAGAAAACATTACAAACTAGAGCTAGTGCTTTAGACAGAGTAAATGTTAGAAGATTGTTGATTGCTTTAAAATCATACATTTCTCAAGTAGCAAATAACTTAGTGTTTGAACAAAATACAATTGCAACAAGAAATCAATTTTTAAGTCAAGTAAATCCATATTTAACAAGTGTTCAACAAAGACAAGGATTGTATGCTTACAAAGTGATAATGGATGATTCAAACAACACTCCTGATGTAATTGATAGAAATGAGTTAGTAGGTCAAATTTATTTACAACCAACTAAAACAGCAGAATTCATTTACTTAGACTTCAACGTTACACCAACTGGAGCAACATTCCCAGCATAATAAAAAATACATCTTCCCTTCCAAAAGAAGGGGAGATTTTTTAAAAACATAATATTTATAACAAAACAAAACACAATGGCAATATTAGATCCAAACGAAATATTTTTCACAGCATTCGAACCAAAAGTAAAGAATCGCTTTATCATGTATGTTGACGGAATTCCTTCATACACAATTAAAAAAATTGGTGCTGTAGGAGTAACAATGGACGAAATCAAATTAAACCACATTAACGTGTACCGCAAAATTAAAGGTAAAGCACAGTGGGATGACATCGAAATGACATTGTTTGATCCTATCACACCATCAGGCGCTCAGTCAGTAATGGAATGGGTACGTTTACATCACGAATCTGTTACAGGTAGAGATGGTTACTCTGACTTTTACAAGAAAGACGTGACAATCAACGTTTTAGGACCAGTTGGTGACATTGTATCAGAATGGATTATCAAAGGTGCATTTATTAAATCTGCTAAATTTGGTGACTACAGTTGGGATGATGAAAACGCGGCTCAAGAATTATCAGTTAACTTAGGAATGGATTATTGTATCTTGAACTTCTAATTTAACAAAAATAAATATAAAGGAAACTCACTTAAACTTGGTGAGTTTCTTTTTTTTTCGTATATATATAACCGAACAATAAGTTACACTAATAAAATCTATGGAAAATACAACCTACGACTTCCCAACGGAAGAAATCGAATTGCCTTCAAAAGGCTTAATTTACCCTGAAGATAATACTCTATCAAGTGGTAAAGTTACAATGAAGTACATGACTGCTAAGGAAGAAGACATTTTAACCAATCAATCTTACATTCAAAATGGTACAGTATTAGACAAACTATTTCAAAAATTAATTGTGTCTAAAATCAACTACAATGACTTAATTGTAGGTGATAAAAATGCAATTATGGTAGCAGCAAGAATTTTAGGATATGGTAAAGATTATACATTTGATTATAATGGAACAGAATATTCAATAGATTTAACAACAATTGACAATAAACCATTTGAAGTTAAAAATAAAGGCGTTAACGAATTTGACTATACTTTACCATCTACTGGCGTAAACATCACCTATAAAATTCTAAACAATAGTGATGAAAATAAGATTAAAGCAGAAGTAGACAGCCTTAAAAAAATAAATAAAAACGATTCCTCTGAACTTTCAACTCGACTCAAATATACTATTACATCTGTTAATGGAGATCGAGAAGTTAAAACTATTCGAGAGTTTGTTGACAAACACTTATTAGCTCGAGACTCACGAGAGTTTAGAAAACATATTAAAGAAACTCAACCAGACGTAGATCTGACTTTTTTTCCCGAAGGAAATTCAAGTAGAATCGATATCCCAGTTGGGGTTAAGTTTTTTTGGCCTGACTTCTAATACTGCATCTATTGCAAGAGCTAATTTATTTACCCAAATCCATGAAATAGTATTTCATGGTAAGGGTGGATATGATTGGAACACAATTTACAACATGCCTCGCTGGCTGCGTCTTTTTACCTTCAATAAAGTTAACGAATTCTACCAAAAACAAAATGAAGCAAACGAAAATGCTTCTAGTGGAGGTTCTAATAAATCTACTCTCATAGATCCATCAGGTCAAGTTCATCGTGAAAATTGGAGTAGTGTACCTCAAAAAATTACCCCTGGAGCCAAAACTAAACCACAAACAAAATATAAATAGTTAATATTTATAATAAATAATCATTTATAGATGGCGACACCTTTACAATTAACACCACAACAACTACAAAAATTAGCTGATCTATATGCTAGAATAGATGGATTATCAGCATCTGCTGCTCAATCAGCTGCGGCTAATGCTCAAAATATAGGTAATGCTGTTAATGAATTAGTTAGGTTAGAAAAGGCATATAGTGATCTCATGAAAGATATAAATTCAACTAGAGAGGCATTTGCCCACATAGTTGATGATATTAATGGAATGAGTAGTGGAGCTAATAGAGCAACAAAAGCATTTAGAGGATTAGAAAGTTTAGCAGCTAAATTACAAAGTCATCAATCTGGAATAAATGATTTATCTTCTAAAGAACTCCAAACTTTACAGAAAAAAACACAAAATAAAAAAGCTGATTTAGACTTAGCAAAAAAATTAGCTGATGAAGCAACTCGTACATTATTTTTAACCAGAAATATAAATGCATCAAGTTTAGAAGCTTACCGTAAAGCACTCGCATCTTCTACTGAAATAGGTGCTCAAATTAGAGAAAATGATAGTGCCCTCAATACTTTTAATGAACAACTTCAAGTAAGTATAAGCAATCAACAACAAATTGAAAAAAGTTTAGGTGTAACTGGAGCATTAATGAAAGGAATGTCTAAAATTCCATTCTTAGGTGATCTTCCAGGAATGTCTAGTGTATTGAAGGATGTAGAAGATGATATAAAAGAAATAGAACAAAGTGAAGGAAGAATTGTTGGTAAGTCTGAGGCTATGGCTATGGCTTTTAAGAAAATGGGTCCAATTATTAAAGATGCCTTAACTGATCCATTAGTACTTACAGCTATTACCACTAAATTGCTAGTAAATAGTTTTAAAATGTTATTTGAAATAGGTATGAAAGCTGATGCTGAAATTACAAATTTATCTAAATCTATGGCTATATCAAAAGAGCAAGCCACTGCGATGAGAGATAGATTCAAAGAAATTCAAGACGCTGGAAATAATATTTATGAAACAACAACTAATTTAGTCAATGCTCAATTAGAATTAGCATCAGCATTTGGTGCAACAGCTGGATTCTCTGAACAGCAACTTAAAGACCAAATATTATTAACTAAACAAATGGGTTTCTCAGTTGAAGAAGCTCAAGGACTACAACAATTATCTATGGCTAATGGAATGACCGCAAAAGACGTCACCAACTCAGTCATAAAACAAACATCCGCTTTAGCTAAACAAACCGGAGTTCAATTAGATAATAAGAAAGTTATAGGAGAAGTCGCCAAAGTATCAGGACAATTAAGATTACAATATCAAAACAATCCAGCATTAATAGCCGCAGCTGTAGTTCAAACTCAAAAATTAGGCATAAGTTTAGATCAAGCTGCTAAATCTTCAAGAAGTCTATTAGATTTTGAATCATCAATTTCAAATGAACTTGAAGCAGAATTACTAACAGGTAAAGACTTAAATCTTGAAAAAGCAAGATTATTAGCGCTAAATGGAGATGTCGCTGCATCAGCAGCGGAAATGCTTAAACAGGTAGGAAGCACAACTGAATTTAGTAAAATGAATGTTATTCAACAAGACGCATTAGCAAGATCAGTAGGAATGACTTCTGATGAATTAGCAAATTCTCTAATTCAACAAGAAAATTTAAACAGATTAGGCTCAGAATCAAGAAAACAAATAGAAGAAAAGGCCGAATTATTAAGAAGAAATGGAGACATAGATGGTGCCAATAGATTAATGAATTCTATAGGTAATGAAAAAGAAGCTCAAGAGGCATTAGCAAAAATATCCGCTCAAGAAACATTTAATGCTTCTATGGACAAAATGAAAGCTATATTATCATCTATAGTTGACGGTCCTGCTACAACTTTAGTGAATCTTATTTCAAGTGTAGTAGCATTCGCAACTAAATTAGCACCTTTATTTAAAGTAATAGGTGTAGCTTTAATTCCAGTCGCTGCTCTTTTAACAGCAATGTGGATAAAAACACAAGCTATAGCTATTCAAGCCGCTATAGCAGGAGCATGGGAATCTTTAGGACCTATACCTCTTGTAGGAGCAGGATTAGCCGCAGCCGCAGCAATAGCTGGTGTAGGATATATAATGTCTCAACCTTCACCTGCAGGAGATATGTATTCTCCAGCAGATGGTAAAACACAAGTATCTACTAAAGAAGGTGGTTTATTCGAATTAAGCAAAAATGATAGTTTAATGGCTTTTCCTGAGAAGAAAGGTAGTAAAAATCAAAGTAGTGGAGGAGCAAGTATAGACATTTCTCCACTAATAAGTCAAATGCAAATGATGAATGCTACTTTATCTAGAATTGAAAGTAAAGAAGGAACAGTTACTATGGATAATAATGAAGTAGGAAAAGCAACTAATATAGGTACATATAAAGTTTTCTCAACATAATTATAATCAACAATATTTATAACAAAACATAAAAATGGGACTTTTAGACAAATTAACAACAGCAGGCACTCCTTATTCATACAATAACGGAACCACACCAATCACTAATCCAGGCGCAACTTCATTGTCAAAATTACACGTTGACGGTAATCAACCAAGTTACTCAATCAACGGAGCAAATTTTGCTGATGTAAACACTGCATTCCAGGCATACAATGATGGAGTAAACAACATTTTACCTCAACCATCTCAATTGGATTTAAACGGAACAACACCTTCAAAATACATCGATAATATACCCGGATAATGGGACTTATAAATATAGTTACTAATTTATCTGATTTCTACTATTATCAAGT